ACGGTCAGGAGGCCGTCTACGGTCTGGTGGTCCATATCATGGAGGGCTCCTACGAGGGCTCGCATTCGTGGTTCGACAACCCCGACGCCAGCGCCTCCAGCCACTTCCTGACCGCACGAGACGGACGACTTGCTCAGGCTGTCGACACCAAGGATCGCGCCTGGGCTCAGGCCGCTGGCAACCGCACCTGGATCTCCGTAGAGAACGAGGGCAAGGTTCCGCAGGCGCTCACCAAGGAGCAGCTTGAGAAGGTCGCCCAGACCTTCGCCTGGGTTGTCCGAACCCACAAGGACGTTCCTTACCAGGTCTCGAACTCTCCGACAGTCAAGGGCCTCGGCTACCACCGCATGGGCGGGGCCGCCTGGGGCGGCCACTCCTGCCCTGGCGACGCGATCATCGCCCAGCTTCAGTCCATCGTGGACCGAGCCAAGACCATCAACGGCGTCGGCGTCAAGCCGACCCCTCACTACGCCCCCTATCCGGGCGACAAGTACTTCTTCATCGGTCGAACCAGCAAACTCGTAACCGAACTGGGTAAGGCTCTGGTGAAGGCAGGCTACAAGGGATACAAGCAGGGGCCTGGCCCCATCTTCTCCCCCGCTGACCGCAAGGCGGTGAAGTGGTTCCAGCAGAAGCAGGGCTGGAGCGGGGAGGATGCCAACGGCACACCTGGACCTGAGACATGGAAGCGACTGAAGGTCGCTCCCCCGAAGAGCTGAAGGAGGCGACATGGCGTACACCATCGAAAGCATATTCTCGCGAGTTGAGTCGCTACGCCGGGCGTCTGCCGATAGAGATCAGCGACAGAGGGACGTTCACGACGTCCGCTCTGGGGACATCGACACTGTTATACCGGGGAGTATGCCGGAAAGCTGGCCCAAGCCCATCGTGGCCAACCTGGTGGATACCAGTGCTCGTGACATGGCTGAGGTGATGGGCGTCATGCCCTCGGTCAACTGTACGACCGGTATCCAGAGTACGAACAAGGCCAAGCAGTTCAGCTCCAAGAAGACGAAGATCGCCAACTGGTACTTGATCGAGTCTCATCTCTACGCTGGCAAGCAGATCGTGGCCAGCGACCACTACCTCACGTACGGCATGGCCGTGTACATCGTGGAGCCTGACTTCAAGGACAAGCGCCCTCACATCCGGATCGAGAATCCGATGGGCGTCTATCCTGAGCATGATATCTTCGGTCGCCTGCGGTCGTACACCAAGGTGTGGCGAGAAGAAGCTATCCACCTGGTCTCCAAGTACCCTCAGCTGCTCCGAGTCCTCCAGGCCAACAACGGCCCCAAGGGTCCTCAGGCTGGCTGGCAGGAACGTGAGATCGAGGTTGTCAAGTATTGCGATGACGAGCAGATCGTGATGTACCTGCCCCAGCACGGGAACCAGATCGTTGACCGCATGGAAAATCCCATGGGCAAGATCTACGTGTCCATCGGTAAGCGTCCTGGCTACGACAACGAAGTCCGTGGCGCCTTCGATGATGCGATCTGGATTCAGCTGGCTAAGTCCCGTATGGCGCTTCTCGGCCTTGAGGCCGCAGAGAAGAACGTCAGGGCACCGTTGGCGGTGCCCCGGGATGTTCAGAAGATGACGTTCGGCGATGACGCTCTGATCCGCACAGACCATCCGGACAAGATTGTCAGGGTTGGTCTGGGCAACAACGTGGCCCCCCTTCAGGAATCTCAGGTCCTCGAACAGGAGCTGCGCGTAGGGACGCGCACTCCTGAAGCCCGCTCTGGCAACATGGACGCGAGCGTCATCACTGGTCGCGGTGTGCAGGCCTTGATGGGCGGCTTCAACACGGTGATCACTACCGGCCAGGCCGTGATCGGCGAGGCTCTCCGTATCGCGATCAACCTCGCGTTCGAGATGGACGAGAAGCTCTGGGGTCAGGAGAGGAAGACGATCCGTGGGACGGTTCAAGGTTCACCGTTCGAAGAGTCTTATACGCCAGCCAAGGACATTGATGGTGATTACACGGTTGATGTCACGTACGGATTCGCCGCTGGTCAGGATCCGGCTAGAGCTATCGTGGGACTACTCCAGCTTCGTGGTGACCAACTCATCTCCCGAGACTTCTTCCAACGACAGCTCCCGATGAACATCGACGTTGTCCAGATGCAGCAGCAGATCGACAACGAGATGTTCACCGACGCCCTCAAGCAGGGCGTCATGGGTTACATGTCAGCCATCCCTCAGATGGCCCTCCAGTCGCAGGGTCAGTTCGATCCCGTGCCCGAACTCCAGAAGGTTGCCAAGCTGATCGAGCTAAGGGAGAAGGGCAAGGCCGTGCACGACGCTGTGCTTTCGGTCTTCACCCCCAAGGAGCAGCCTGGCCAGGAAGCCCCTCAGAATCCCCTGGAGGCCGCTCTCGCGGGCTCGCAGGGTGGTGGTGGACCCCAGCAAGGAGGAGCGCCTCAAGGCGCTCCAGGAGCCCCACAGCAGGCTCAGGGCATGGATCTGCAAACGCTTCTGAGTGGACTGTCCAGTAAGGGTGAAGCCACGATGTCGGCTCGATCCCAACGTCAAGCACCGATCTGAGTAGGAGAACAGCATGAGTGAATCTTGGTTCGCAGGAGACCACGGCCCCGAGGGTGTGTGGAAGTCGGAGAAGGGCCGGGCGCTCGCGCCGCCCGAGCTTCCGTACGACGAGCAGGATGCCAACATCGGCCCCGAGCGGCTCAACCAGGAAGTGTCCAAGTCCAACTGGCGAGCCACTGGACCTGTCGAGTCCGGCCAGTTCGACCCGAACTCGCTGACGCGGGGCACTGACAAGCACATGCCGAAGTGATGGAAGGCGGGGAAGTGTACGAAATCAGGATCAGCGAGAAGTGGAAACATTTCCCCGTCTATTCCACACCCGATCGCGTGGTCTTCGAAGAGCCGATCACCATGGACGAGTGGACGATGAGATGGTTCCTCGCTTGCCACATTCTTGAGGCCAAGGAGATCGAATGGCTGAAGTAGCAGGCCCCGGCCAGTTCAGCAAGCGGACAGACAAGGCGGTCGGCGAAGCCAACCGTAACCTACCCGACGCTGGCTACGGCGAACAGGCTCAGTACCAGGCAGCCCAGGAGGGCATGCAGAAGCCCCAGCAGGTTGACGTATCGGGCATGAACTTCAACGACTTGTTCGGTGATGCCGCTTCTCGGGTGGTTCCGATGGGCGCTCCTACCGGACAGCCGGATGTGCCTGTCACTGCGGGCGCCGCCTCTGGGGCGGGCCCTGGAATGGAAGCCCTGAATCTGCCTGACCAGCAGAGCGAGGATCTCCAGAGGCTGAACGATTACATGCCGGTCCTTGAGTTCATGGCCAACCAGCCTGGAGCTTCCTGGGCGATGCGCAACTACCTTCGCCAGGTGAAGGGGATGCAGTGAGAACGATCCTCGTCGCGAAGACGCAAGCAGCGGCCAGGCTTGCCGCTCCCGAAGGGGTTGAGCCCTTGGGCGTCAGGGGAAGTTGTTATTCCACTCCGGACAAGGTGATCTTCAGTGGCCCAATCCAGCTCGACGAGAAGGTGTGGGACTGGCTTATGCGCGATGTCCACCTCTTCGACGTCAGGGAAGTGGAGTGGCAGTAATGGCAGACCTGGAGTACACCTACGGCGGCCAGTGGTTCGACGACATGGGGGCCCTGGCGCTGTCCTTCCCGGACAGCCCTACGCTCGGAGTCGAGCTGGCGAACAATCCCCTGGACCGGCTTCAGACCAATCAACTCGCGAAGAACCTGATGGGTTCTGGGATCAGCCCTTACGATGACGGGGGCGCACTGGAGGGCTAATGGCTGGCAACGTTTCGCAGAAGGACTTGGAGATCATCTCCGATGGCGTCATGAACAACCTGACGTCAGCCGACAAGCTTCCCGAGTCGGTGCGCAACGCGCTCTTCGACTACTGGGGATCTCAGGGAGTTGACACCTCCGACCCTAACAGCGAGATGACGCAAGCCCAGCTCCAGGAGCTGAAGGCTCAACGCGAAGCCCAGCAGGGCGGCATCTTCGATTCTCCGATCTTCAAGCCGGTCGAGTGGATCGGTGCCAAGCTGTACCAGGTGTACAGCAATACCGTCTCCCCCGCCCTCAGCGCGGGCCTTATGGCCGCGCACACCGTAGCCTACGGTCGCCCCGAGTACATTGGGGAAGACGGCGAGGTCGATGCTCTCAAGGACTACTGGGACTACGCTCACAAGATCAGCCCCGGTCAGGCTGTCTGGGAACTCGGCTTCAGCAACAAGGAACTGAAGGAGCGGGGCATCGCTCCCAACCAGATCTCCGAGGATCTCGCCCTTCAGGCCAAGGGTAAGTACAAGGATGTCGCTTCGGTCAACGATCCGTTCGGCGTGAAGACTCGGTCGCAGGAGTACTTCGGCTCAGGCGCCAGCAAATACGTGACCGGGGCTACCGACTTTGCTGTGTCCTGGTATGCCGATCCTCTGGTCCTGGCGGGCAAGGGTGCAGGCGCCCTCAAGGGCGCCAAATTCACTCGCCCTGTAGCGGGGGAGATCGCAGCAGGCGAGAAGGTCGCCCTCAAGGCGAATGCCACCCTCACTCCAGAAGAGGCGAACAAGCTCTCGTGGAACAACTTCACGACAAGGCAGCCCTTTCAGAAGCTGACAGACAAGCTGTGGAACACCAAGACCAAGAGCCCTGACACGGCGGCAGCAGTGATGCTGCGAGACTTTCCCACGGTAGCCAAGAGTGCCAATGGTCCTGCCGTTGCACGCCTGCTTTCGCAGGCGACTACGAAGCCCGAGCTGGTCAACGTGCTGCGTACCACGATGGGTGATGTCGGAGCCCTTGAGGCACTGAAGGTCCAGAACAGCGAACTGGCCTATCAGGTCAACGGGCTGAACGCCCGCGTCTCTTCGATCGGCACCTACTACCAGGGGCTTTCCACCACGCAGCAGGCCTCTCCCTTCGGACAGCGCGTCAAGGCCCTGATGGACAGTAAGTCGCAGCAGATCTCCCAACTCGACCGGGACAGTCAGATCGTCTCCGACAAGGTGAAGGCGTTCGGCGCTATCGGCAGCATGAACTTCAACGCGGTCACCACCCCTGCCGGTCTCAAGATCAAGAATGCCTGGCAGTCCTCCCGGACCTGGCAGCCCATGAAGGACGGCGGCTACATCCGGGCGACCACGAACAACATCTACAGCCTCAGCCTGGGCGGCGTGGTCAAGCTTGCTCACACGTACAACGACATCAAGCCTACTCATCACATCGATGTGAACGACGTCGATGGGTGGCGTCAGCTACAGGCCAGTCTTCTGGAGGTCAAGGCGCTTACGCCTGAGGCCAGGAACATGTACCTGTCTCAGTATGTCGACGCTCCCCAGGCGATGCGTGCGGCAGCACTGACCAACATCGAAGAGAAGGTCGCTCGAAACGTTCTGGACCGCTTCAACGCCAAGAAGAAGCTGACCGGCACTCCTGACGAGATTCATCCTGGAGTGGCTCAGTCTCTGTACAAGGAGATCGCCTCCCGGCGATCTTCCGCCCAGGCTGGCATGAATGAGCAGTCCTTTGGCACCGTGAAGGTCGACGATCCCAACGCTCCTGGTAATACGCTTCGAGTGGATGAGATCACCCCTGATGGGGGCGCTCTCGTGGTGACTCCACTTCTGCGCAGTCAGATGGCCAATGGCCACGCGATGATGGACTTCAAGCTCTACCAGCAGGCGCTGGAAGCCAACGGCTCTACCTGGAACAAGGCCCGGCTTCAGCTCGGTACGGGCTGGGAGACGGCTGTCGGACTCGCCGACTATGTCGGTTCGATCTGGAAGTTCTCTCAGCTCTTCCGTCTAGGCTATGGCCCTCGGGCTATGGCTGATGACGCCGTTGGCCAGGTGGCCAGGTTCGGTCCCATGGACATGATGTCCCGAGCGGTTCAGGGTGGCAAGTACTCGTGGGAGTCCATGCGCCGGGCAGCCATGCCGGGCAACGTGTTCGAGGCGGCCATGGTCAGCCGTGGCAACCTGGAAGTCCATCTGGACGATCTCGCAGCAGAGCAGTCCAAGATCCAGGCCAAGCTGAACAAGGCCGCCATCGAAGGTCGCGTTCTTGATGCTCAGGTCTTCAAGGGCCAGCTCAATGCCAACATCGACGACATCGCTTCCGCCCGTCAGACTTTCGCCGACATGGATGATCTGGTCAAGGGCGGCGCCTCCATGAAGCACGTAACCCAAGGACGCCAGATCTTCGGACCTGCCTACGCGGGGGCCGAGGGTGGTCTCTTCAAGGACCTCGCTTCCGGCGAGAAGAACTTCCAGAACATGATGGGCTCGGCTGGCGATGCATACCTGAACGAGATTCGGCGGATGGATTGGACTCTCCTCTCCCCCGCCAAGCACGGCGCAGACGTGCACATGCAGAGCTGGTTGAGGGTGCTGAACCAGCAGGTTGCTCATGACGAGCTAGCCTCGATGTACTTGAAGGGCAATAAGACTCGGGCCACGCTTGAGGCGTGGCTGTCCACTCCAGCGGGCCTCGCCTACAAGGCTGATCACAGGATAGCTCAACATCTTCCGCATGATCAGCTAGTTGAGCGGGTGACAGCCCAGATTGACGAGTGGGTCAATCCTGCGTTTCCCGGTGGAGATGTCATCCGCCAGGCTGCCTCCGAGGGTAAGGTCACCAAGGAGATGCTGGAAGGCGTTCCCGAGGCTAATCGCCCCCTGGTGAATGGTCAGGCCCTGTCGTACGCTCGCGGTGGCCATAGGGCTGCACAGATTGCAGACAAGGCCATGGACGGCTTTTACGGCATGATGGCCTCTGCTCCACAGCGATACCTCCTGAGGAACCCGCTCTTCGCTCAGCGGTACAACATCCACCTTCGAGATCTCATGCAGACCGCTGGCAGGTCTGGCGAGACTCGCATGACCGAGAGTCTTCGGTCTTCGTTCGAGAGCGCCGCCCGTAGGCGCGCTCTTCAGGACGTCAAGAAGAATACGTTCACCATGGACTACGAGACGAAAATGTCTCACATGCTCCGGAACTTCGGTGCGTTCTTTGGTGCTCAGCAGGAGTCATGGAACCGCTGGGCTCGGATCATCTCCGACAAGCCTGACATCCTCCCGAGGATCGCCCAGGCGTACGGTGCGCCCACAAGGGCGGGTCTCAGTACGGATTCTGAGGGCAACCATATCGGAGCTGATGGCTATGTGATCGATCCGAGTACAGGCGAGCGAAGGCTTGTCCCGTATAACGAACGGCACGTGGTCATTCAGATCCCTGACTACCTTGGCGGGAAGCAGTTCAAGAAGTTCTTTGGGCTGGACAAGGATGCCACGTTCGACATTCCGATGTCCACGGCCGAGATCATCTTGAACCATGGCGACGGGCCTTTGCCCGTCGGTGCTGGTCCGTACGTACAGATGGCAGCGAACGATCTGCCTTTCACCGACCTTGACGCCAACGGCAATCCCAAGTTTGCTGACATGTATCAGAAGCTGGGCATCCTGCCGTTTGGCCCCACGGAAGGGAATGCTCAGGCGTGGCTGCCGAACTGGGTTCGCAAGGTTGGCGGCGTTACCCCTCTCTCGCAGACGTACCAGTCGAACCTGTGGTACATGATGCAAGCCGAGGACTACAAGTACCGTGAAGGTCTCAGGAAGACTCCTCCCTCATGGGCGGAGATCTCGGATCGGGCTACACGGCAGTCGTGGATGAAGGTTCTGTTCGCGGCTACCCTGCCGATCTCACTTCAGGCCAAGGATCCGTATCAGTTCTTCCGGGACCAGTACAAGCAGATGCAGATCACTGACTCGGATACCGCTGACCAGAAGTTCTACGACAAGTACGGTGATTCGGCTTACACGTTCAGCAAGTCGCTGTCGAAGAACAACAGCGGCCTGAAGCCTACAGTCGAGTCTGTCCAGATGTCCAAGTACTATCAGGATCTGGTCACCAAGACCGGCCCCGAATGGGCCGGGCTCATCGTGGGAGCCGAGGGCGAGGGTGCCTACTCCAACGGCGCTTACTTCTACGAGAAGACTCACACGACGGACCCGGCGACGGGGACGACGATGCGGTCCAAGATGTCCGCTCGCGAAGGTCTGGAACAAGCGAACCTTGCGAGAGGCTGGCAGCAGTACAACTCGGAGATGAACCGCATCTACTCGGAGCTGTACACAGCGGGCTTCCAGTCATTCGATGAGGAGGGAGCTGAGGACATCAAGGCTCAGAAGCAGGCGCTCGTTCAGGTCCTGTCTTCTCCTCAGCTACTCGACGATCAGGGCAACCTGACTGACAACGAGTACTACAACGAGTCGTGGTCCAAGGCGTACAACAGTTTCGACCTGAACTACTACGACCGGGCGATTCCTCAGCTCAAGCAGATCGTGGACGATCCGGAGATCTGGTCGAAGGCCATCAATCCTGACGGCTCTGTTGGCATGCGTTCCGACATCTACACCCTGAAGACGTACCTGTCGTACAGGGACGATGCCAAGCGTGCTCTTCTGATGCGCAAGGCGGGTGAGGGTAGCGACGACATCAACGCCGCCAGCAACGCTGACATCAAGAGCCAGTGGGATTCCATGGTCCTGGAGCTGGTTCAGTCGGACACCAAGTTCGGCGATCTGTTCAACCGGTACTTGTCCAGGGATATGGGCTACGACAAGCAGACGGTCCAGGCGGAAGCCGAAGCCGGAACGCTTGAGGCGTTCCAGGGCGACACCGGTGAAGTTCAGAATCAGTCCATCTTCGATGTCCTCGCAGAGCAAGGAGCTTTCTGATGGTTCTCAGAGAAGAGCCAACGCCCGGCCCTTCGCCCATCGGCCATATCGGCGAAGGTGGATTGTCCGTTCCTGCCAAGCAGAACGCGAAGGACAAGAGCATTCTCGCTGGAGCCATCAAGAGGCAGGCTGCCGTCACCGCGCCCACTGCCGCCCGGGGAACCGCCAAGGATCCTCTGGTCTATCTCGGGCCGAGTTCTGTCGCGTCCGCTCTGGGCTTTGGTGGCATCGCCGAGTCGAGCGCGTGGGTGCCCGCATCCCAGGCTCAGCAGATGTACTACCAATGGGACGCCAAGACCAAGGGCAAGTTTCTGTCTCAACTCGGACTGGCTGGCTTCGATACGGGCAAGCTCAAGGATGCCGAACTAGCCTCCCTCTGGGGAGGCTACGTTGAGGTCGCCGGTAAGTACGCCCAGGCTGGCCAGACCCTCAGCCCTTGGGATGTTCTCGGCAAGGACATCGCTCAGCGCGAGGATCAGGCGGCCACGCCGAGGGCGGTCACCCAGACCCAGAAGTCGTACAACTTGAGCACTGCTGAGGATGCTCACGCACTCTTCCAGGGCGCGGCTCAGACTCTTCTGGGCAGGGACCCGACGAAGTCTGAGATCGCCAGGTTCAAGGCCACGCTCAACAAGTATGAGCAGGCCAACCCGACGATGACTACCACCACGTCAGACTATCTCGGTTCGGAGCTTCAGAGCCAGACGAGCACCACGAAGGGCGGCGTAAGCGCCGCCTCACAGCAGCTCGCAGCACAAGAGGAAGCCAAGAAGAACCCCGAGTACGGCGCCTACCAGGCTGCGACGAGCGGCATGAACTGGCTCATGGAGATGATCGGAGGTGGCTGATGGCTATCAGCGGCAAGGATCTAGCTGACTATGCCAAGCAGTTCATCGGCACTCCGTACGTCTGGGGCGGCACCGACCTCAAGGGAGGTGTCGACTGCTCCGGCCTGTTCTACTCGGTGTTCAAGAAGTTCGGCCTCAGCATCCCTCGCGTCACCTACGATCAGATCGGCCAGGGCAAGGCCATCAAGATGAACGAACTCCAGGTCGGTGACCTGATCTTCTTCGACACGGCAGCCAAGAGTGGTCCTGATCACGTCGGCATGTACCTAGGTGACGGTAAATTTCTTCATGCCCCACGCCCCGGCAAGAGCGTGGAGATCTCTGACTTGAAGTCTGGCTACTACCAAGATGCCTTCATGGGCGCCCGGCGAATGCCGGGCGTTGAGGGTGGGGGAACCTCTGGCGAATGGGATCCCAGCGGGGGAAGCGCAGAGGCGAAGCTCAGCCCCGAAGAGCTGGCCTCCGAGTACGGTTTCGCTTACTCGTTCCTCAATTCGATCCCCGAGCTGAAGACCAAGTTCGGCCAGATGGTCAACGAGACGTGGACCAAGGAGAAGTTCATGGCCGAGGTCCGCAGCACTAAGTGGTGGCAGGAGAACTCGGAGACGCAGCGCCAGGTTCAGCAGATGAAGAAGACCGACCCTGCCACATACGAGGCGAACGTCGGAGCGGCCAAACTCCAGGTCCAGCAACTGGCCGCCGAGATGGGCGCCATCATTCCCCCCGCCAAACTCTCCAAGATCGCTTCCCAGGTTCTGGAGACAGGACTACAGGAGGACGGGCTGAGGAACATCCTCGGGAACTACGTGACCTTCACCAAGGGCACGCTTCGGGGCGAGGCTGGAGCTTACGCGAACGCCATGAAAAAGTACGCGTACGATCAGGGCGTCACTCTCGACGATCGGGCGGTCAAGAACCAAGCGGCCCTCGTGGGCCGCAAACTGGCCACCGACGCTGACTTCAAGAACCAGATCACCGAGCAGGCCATCTCCGCATTCCCCGGTTACAAGGATCAGCTCCAGGCCGGGCAGACCATGATGGACATCGCCAGTCCGTACATGCAGATCATGGCCCAGGAATTGAACCTCAACCCTTCGGCCATCACGCTGAACGATCCTCTGGTGAAGGAAGCTCTCAACGGAGTGAACGCCGACGGCAAGCCGACAGGCATGGATCAGACCACGTTCCTCGGCCGCCTTCGCAATGACTCTCGATGGGGCGCCACTCAGGGCGCCCAGGATCAGGTGATGAGCGTTGGTCACAGCGTTCTCAAGTCTATGGGCCTTCGTAGCTAAGACCCTTGCGGGCGCCCTTCTGGGCGCCTCATTGATGGGAGGTACCGTGGCAAGCTCGGGCTTCGATGCCTTCATGCGATCGATCTCCACACAGGAAAGCGGTGGAGACTATCACGTAGTCAACGCTTACGGCGCCGTTGGTAAGTATCAGGTACTGAAGAGCAACATTCCCGGTTGGTCCCGTCGAGTTCTAGGTCACTCCATCTCTTGGCAGGAATTCAGGGACTCTCCCGACCTTCAGGAGAAGGTCGTCAGGGGAATCCTCGGCGGCTACTACAACAAGTACGGCCCTCGCGGTGCAGCCGCAGCCTGGTACGCCGGAGAAGGCAATCATGGCCTGGACATGTCGACCAAGTCTCAGTCCGGCGGTCCGTCCATCAAGAGCTATGTTGACTCGGTAGTCGGCCGGTTGGATAGCTCGACCTATACAGGCAGTGGAACAGGCGGTGATCCGGTAGTGCCCAAGCTGAGCGACAAGGAACTCGCAGAGCAGTACGGTTTCACCATGTCGTTCCTGAATGCCAACCCCGAGCTGAAGACCAAGTTCCAGCAGATGGTGTCCGAGGGCTGGTCCAAAGATATGTTCCAGGCCAAGCTTCGGGAAACACAGTGGTGGAAGAAGCACTCCGACAAGGAGCGCCAGTACCTCACC